AAATAAACGATTTTCATTATTATGATTATACCTACATTGCAAAGACCATCGGCATCAATTTGTCACAGCTAAAACGCACCATGGCGCGATTCATCAAAGCAGGGTACGTCTCAGTCGAACAGAGAAAGAAAAAGCTTATCAATGGCTCGTATCGCAGTTTATCACCCATTATAAGAATCAATCTCAGGTTGTTCTATGACTTAGGCATTGATAAAAACATTATAAAGTTTCACGTAGAACGTTTCACGAAGCATTTTGATAAAGAAAAGAACAAAGCAGTGCGCGGCGAAGAAAAAAAGCCACCACTATTTGAGCCACCCTCCGCCTCTTTAGAAAAAGCACGAAAAAAAGCAATGATTGAGATTCGCTTATTGCTCGCGGGTAAATTCAAAATAAATAGCAGTTGATAGCAAAAGCTATCATTAACGGTATAAACCCCGATGGACAGCTATGTCTACGGGGTGTTTTTGTTTATTTAAAACACAACTTAACTACCTACGTTCATGCGATAAGTCGTACCATTTTGTTGGCTTCAACAAAATGCCCACAGAATACCCACAGATCAATGAAATAACTGTTTTAAAAACCTTATTAAATGCGATTCTAAAAACACGGTATATCTTTACAAAAACCTACTTATTTTTTTTGTTTATTTTTTAATCTTTACCAATAAAGAGATAATTAATCGAAATGTCTAAGGCTTCTGCTACTTTTAAAAGAAAACGAATGTCAGGGCGTTTCTTGCCACGCTTTCCTCTTTCGTAATCACAAATAACAGTATGAGATGAAGTTCCTACCTTTTTTGCTAACTGAGCTTGAGTAAGCCCCTTTTTGAGGCGAGCCTGCTTTATGCGCTGCCCTAACGTTGAAGTCATAGCCATAAGGAATCCGTCCTTTTTATTTATAGAAATGCGAGCTAACAGTTCTAAGATTGATAATTCGCAACAAAATAGTTGATCAACCCTCTTGAGGTTGTCGTAATGTGGCGGTATGCTACATTCTCCTTGAAGCTTAGTGGTAACCTTTTTTTAAATAAATTACAAAAAGGCACTGCGGGAATGAAAAGGTCAGCGTTAAAAACAATAAAAGGATTTTATTGATGAAAGACAAAAGCATAAGTCACTATGAAAGTATGGAAGATGCGCTAATGTTTTGCATTCGCGCAAGTAATAGGGAAGTTAAAGAAGTCGCAGCAGCACTCTGGCCTTCTGATAGGCTAGAAACATCCTACCCTCGATTGATAGATGCGATTAACCCAGCGAAACGCCAAAAGCTTTCTATAGATGAAATTATTTTTATCATGAACTTTTGCAATCGCTTTGATCCATTGTATTACATGGCAGATAGATGCCTGCATGAACGCCCAACAGCGCGTTGCGTTGAAGCAGAGCAAAAAATGATAACTGAGCAATTCGAGGAGCTTATGACAACTGCATCAAAATCGTATCAAAAAATTATGCTTCTTACTAAACAACGCGACGAGATAGAAAAAATTAGAAAGGGGTCAATCTCATTGGTCGATATTGATCAAAAAATAGGGTAGCCATGGATAGGGATTTTCTAGGTGAACAGAGAAGAGCTAGAGGCATTGTACGAACATGATGAGTTTTTATTCAAACTTTACTTTGCAGGACTGAGGCGATACATGGATTATTCAACGGGCATTGCTGGAATTAAACGCAGAATTTCGTACCGCTCTTTGCAGGAAGCAATGTATGTTGCACCGCGTCGGGGAGTTAAAACGATGGGTTTGCCTCATGAAAGCAAAATTCGTCGCGCGCTCTCACAATTAGAGAAATATGGTTTAATAAAAAGCATACCGCATAAGATATACCTCATTTTTGAACTGCTTTTAGCGAGAAGGGATCAATCCGTCAAAAATAAAGCCGACGGTAAGCCGACACCCTTTTTACCCCCCTTAGCCGACAGGGTAGAAAAGCTTGCAAAGCCAGATGCAGCGCAGGCTCACGAATTTATGAGCGTCGAAGCCGACGGCAAAGCCGACACCCCTAAAACGGCGAAAGCCGACACACCTCCGTTATCCGATAAAGATAAAGAAAAAGAATTACTTCGTAATTCTAAAAAGAAAAGTCGATTGCCGGATAATTTTGCAGTGACAGACCATCATCTCGAAATGGCTCTCAAAAACAATTGGCCAAATCCTTTGACAGAAATTGAAGCATTCAAAGATTACCATGCGTCAAAGGGCAGCTTGTTTGTTGATTGGGATAGGGCATTTTACACATGGCTCAGAAACGCAATGCGATTCAAGGGGGTCAAGCATGGAGCTAACGAAGCACCCAAACAAAATTCAATGCAACGCGCAATCGACAACTTGCTCAATTCTCCCACAAGGGCGCGTTAGTTACCCGCGATGGTTGGATGAGTTGTTTTTATATTTTACAGTAGTTTATCAAGGGCGATGGACCTCAACAATTCAAGACCCTCGAATGTTAGAACTGTCAAAAGCCATATGGTTTGAGGCACTAGAGAGATTCGATATTGAAGTCATAAAGGAGACTGTTAAAGATGATCAAAAAATTATTGGAGATTTCCCGTGTATTAAGCGATTTCTTTCTATTGCGGCAAGTAAGGAAAAATATCGAAAAGAAGAAATGGCGGCGCGTGAACGAAATGAATCTGAGAGAAAAATACTCGAACACAAAGGCGATCCCGAAGTCGCAGAAAGGGCACGCGATGAAATACGCAAATTGTGCCGCCTCAAGTCTGTCAATGTGGCGGGGCGGCGTTTAAATGAGAACTAGGTTTGCAACGCATAAATTTAAAGCCAAAGCAGTCGTTTGCGACGAAATGCGATTTCCCAGCAAACTTGAGGCTCACGTTTATGCGAAGCTGAAACTTGAACAGAAAGCAGGGCTAGTTCTATTTTTTTTGAGGCAAGTGCCATTTCATTTACCGGGTGGCGTGAAATATGTTTGCGATTTTGTAGTTTTCTATGTCGATGGATCAGTGAAGTTTATTGATGCAAAGGGCATGGAAACCCCAGAATTTAAGATGAAGAAAAAAATGGTAGAGGATTTATATCCAGTCACTATCGAAATTGTTAAACGCGCTTAACGGAATATAGCGTGCAATAGGGAGGTATCCATATGAAAAGGAAAGTCGTTACATGGCGAACAATATCGAGCTTGAAAATTATATATGGCTCTGGGCAGCGTGGGAGATTGGCTTCGCAGAAAAAAAGCATGGCTGGCCTAAAGAAAGCCCGCTTTACAAATATTTAATTGAAGGGTTTGTTGGCAATAATAATTTAGCCCGATCATCATCAATACCGTGGCATTACCCCGAAGCAGAAAAAATAAACGTGTTTTTTAATCTGCTAAAAAAAGAAAAGCGAGAACTCTCAGAGGCGCTTTATGCCTATTATGTTTTAGGCTTTCATGGCGCCCGCGCAAAAGCTTTTGCAAAAACACACAATATAGCCCCTCGAACGTTCTATAAACGAGTTGATTCAGCAAAGAAATGGATAGGCGAAAAATTGATGCTTGATGGTGGATTCAGTGAGTAGTGCTACTGATATTTGCAAGCGCAATGAGTTATGGGCTTTGATAAAAAAAGTCAGCAATTATTATGAAGGCGATAATAGCGAATGGCTCAAAGAGTACGGGCGAGAGATGCTAAAGAGTTATTCGCTGGATGATGCGCTTACTGCCTTTCGAGATATTGGATCGCGCTGCATTGAAAAATTGAAGCCTATAGGCATCAAAACTAACTTGGTGACTAAAGATATTAGCTCTTGGCAATTACAGCCGCCTTTCAAGGGGGCGATGCCATAATGTGTACTTTTTCTTGTGAATATACCCCTACGATTTATAGAAAGACCAAAAAAATATATAAATGCAGCGAATGTGGAAAAATTATAAACATTTACAAAAGGGCATATCGCAATCACTTTAGTTTATGGAAGAGCAATACAAGAAATTATAAAAAATGTACTGATTGTATTAAGCCTGTAGAGCCGTCTGAAAAAAGACAAAATTTCAAAGTAAAGAATTAAGGAGCTTATCATGTGCAGTTATGACTATGACCCGCCAGATGTATATAGCAAAACTGAGCGAAAGGCAAAAAAGATCCATAGATGTGATGAATGTGGCCGAGTTATAGACAATGGCGAAATCTATCGAAATCACTTTGGCGTTTGGGAAGGCCATGCAAGCACTTATAAAACGTGTTCTCATTGTTGCATAGCTCAAGATTGGTTATTGAAAGAATGCAGGAGCTTTATTCACTCTCAATTGTATGATGAGATACTTGAACATGCAGAAGAATATCGAAAGATGTTTTTATATCGGATGGCAATTGGCATCAAGCGACAATGGAAAAAATTTAA